CTCGATTAAACCTCTATCGGCTGAAGTATTAACAGAAGCACAAAAGACTACAATTAAAACAAATATTCTTAAACCTAAAAACGTTGTGTCTATCACTCCGGTCTTAGTTGATCCTGAGTATACATACATTGATTTAGAAGTTTTCTTTAAATATAATCCTAACCTAGCTACAGTAACTGCATCCGGTCTTTCAACTGCAATAAGGAATACACTTGTGACACATAACAATGATGTACTTAAAAGCTTTAATGGTGTATATAGAGATTCAAATGTTGTCAAGAAGATTGATGATACTAATATTGCTATCATATCTAATATCACTCGTGTGAAGATGACAAAGAAGATCACACCAGTACTTGGAGAAGCAACTAAATATACACTTAAGTTTAATCAAGCATTAACTGATTTAGATGCTACTACAGGTACTACTGGTTCTTACGTGACATCAACTATATTTACATTTGCTGGTTCACAAGCGAAGCTTAAAGATTTCTATGATAGTTCAAGTGATACAAGAATTATTCAAATAGTTGATACATCTAATTTAGTATTAGCTACAAATGTTGGTGATGTGAATGAAGAAGATGGTACAGTCACTCTTAACTCATTCCAACCAACTGGATTACCTACAGGACAAACTACAATCGATGTGACGGTGAAGCCTGCATCGTCTGATGTATCCCCTACAAGAAATGTATTGTTAACTATTAATACCTCAACAGCTACAATAACTGGCGAGATAGATACTATGGCAACTGGCGGTACAACTGCTGGAATCGATTACACTACGGTAAGTAACTAATGGCAAACGGACTTGGAAAATATAATATATCGTCTTATATAGATGAACTAGTACCGGATCATGTAGAATCTAAATATCCTGATCTAGTTAATTTTCTTAAGACATATGCATTATATTTAGAGCGTTCAAATCAATCAGGATTTTATCTAAATGCTTTAGATATCCAAAGAGATATTGACTTTGTAGAAGATAACCTACTTACTGAATTACAGAACGAAATTGGTATTGCGGTACCAAGAGACTTTGCTACAAACCCAAGGATGTTCTATAAGAGACTTGTTGAATTCTATAAGTCACGTGGTACACCTGAATCAATCACATCATTCTTTAGAATGATATATGATGACGATGTAGAAACATATTTTCCATTCGTGGATGTACTCATTCCATCTGATGGTGATTGGACAGATCAAACAACAGCTGTTATAGCAAATAGAACTGGATTTACACCTAGGAATACATTTACAATATCTGGTACACCTACTGAAATTACTGGTAATAACGATAATGGTACTGCTGCATTCTTTGATGATGATATTGTATTTGTAAATAATGCATTACAAACACCAGTTACAGATTATACTGAAACAGTTTATTCAGATACAACTACTAAATACAAGTTAACATTTACAAGTGCATTAACAAACGGTGATGTAATAAATACATATTCTCGAGGATTATTTACTACAGCAAATGGATTCTTATCAAATAAAAAATTCTTACAGGATTCTTATTACTATCAACAGTTTTCATATGTATTAAAAACAGGTAAGAATGTATCTGATTGGAAGAATGCATTTACAAGATTAGTCCATCCAGCAGGATTTAAGTTCTTTGGTGAGATTGTAATCTTAGTGAAGCTACTTACATCATCGAATACACAAGCACAATATGGTAATTTACCAGCTGCTCCAGGATTAAACTCAATTAATATTGGTGCATTCCAAGTTGGACCAGTAAGTTTTGATAGTCACATATTAGAGAAATCGTATACTCACTTCGCAAATGGAAGTTCAGAGTTGAGTAAGATAGGTATGCAGAATCATTGGGATAATATGAAGTTTAGATATTTAGGTCCGAACTCAGATTTAGCTCATTGGACACTGCAAGATAGTATAAATAACAATATAAGTACACAATTCGGCATGGGTGGAAACAACTCACTCGTAATAACATAAAAGAGGAAATAAAATGGCAGCAATAATCACAAGTAAGTTTAGACTGGATACAACAAATAAGTTTGTCCAGAGTCTTAGTGATAATCAATTCTACATGGCTTTGGGAAGACCTAATCCATGGACACCAAGTGATGCGGTACCGGACACCCCATATGAAAATGACTACGCTAATAATACTTTGTGGGAAAACATGTTCGCCATGAAGAAAGTTGCTAGCACAGACATTATTCACAGTTCCCCAAGAAACCTATGGGTTTCAGGTACTACATATGTAGAATATGATGATCGCGATACAAACATAGAAAGCAAAGTATACCACGTTATCACAACAAATAACAATGTGTATATGTGCTTAAAGGCAGGAGCAGGAGCTTCTTCAACAGATCCAGATGCAACTGGTGTTCAAACAACTGGTGTTATTAACCATAGTGGTTCAGATGGTTACATATGGAAATATATGTTCACAGTTAATACAACCAATGCTTCTAAATTTTTAACATCATCATTTATACCGGTGTTAAACATTAAAGAAAATCCAGGTTCTGGAGATCTTGCATTAGCAAATCAATGGGCTGTACAATCAAATGCTGTTGATGGCGCAATCTATAATATGAAGATCACAACTGCAGGAACTGGATATACATCAGCTCCTACAATAACAATTGCAGGTGATGGTGCAAGTGCTACAGCTACAGCTACAGTTTCTGGTGGAGCTATCACAGGTATCACAATGACTAACGTTGGTACAGGATATACTCACGCTACTGTTACAGTAACGGGTGGTTCAGGTTCTAATGGTGCAGTCAGACCAGTCATTGGCCCTAAGGGTGGATTTGGTGCAGATCCTACAAATGATTTACGTTCACACTATGTAACAGTTAATACTGTATTTACTGGTGATGAGTCAGGCACAATTCCTGATTCAAATGACTTTAGACAAATAGCTCTCTGCAAAAACCCTATTGAGAAAGCAAATGAGACCGCAGTGATCTCAGCTACTAACTCAATGGTTGTAGGTAACTTCTATAAGATCTTAACAAAAGGTAATACTACAGATGCTAACTTTGAAACTGCAGGATCTACATCTGGTAATCCAGTTGTTGGTGAAGTATTTAAAGCTATTGCAACAACAATATCTGGTTCAAGCACAGGTACTATTGCACAAGTTGCAGAAGCAAGTGCATACAATACATGTAAGAGTGTAACAATACCTGCTTCATTAGCTAGTACATATGTTGCTGACTTTGCATTTGAAGGTCATACTGGTGGTACGGTTGGTGCTAAAGGTATAGTTGTAGAATATAATAACACAAGTGGTGTATTACATTATATACAAAACGAATCTACAGGGTTCGGTACATTTACTACTTCACATTTGACAAGAGCAACAGGTTCATCTGGTGCTGGTAATCAAATCTCAGCGGTTGCTGCACCTTTAGTTAATCATGATTCTGGTGATGTAATGTTTATAGAGAATAGAACGGCAACAAGTCGTGGCACAGGTCAGGTAGAAACAGTAAGATTAGTAATCGCATTTTAAATAGGATAGACACATGGCAATTTCATTTAACGTAGAACCATATTATGACGACTTTGAATCGGTCGCATCGGGCAATACACTCAGCCCGAAAGAACAATATCAAAGGATATTATTTCGTCCAGGTAAGGCAATACAAGCTAGAGAATTAACTCAGCTTCAAACACAACTTCAAAACCAAATATCTGCACACGGTACTCATGTATTTAAGGACGGTTCGGTTGTTGTTCCTGGTGCGGTGCATCTACATAATAAGATTGACTATATTAAATTAGATTCGGTTAACTCTTATTGTGATACTGTTGCTGAATTAGTTGGTACTGAATTTACTGATGGTACTAACGTAGCTAGGGTTGTTCATGCTACACTAGCATCTGGTTCTGATCCTATTACGATATTTGTTAAATACATATCTGGTACTACGTTTGCAGATAATGCAACAATTACTGATGGAGCTAATAAGTCGGCTGAAGTAAAAGCTTCTAGTGCTACAGGATTTGGTTCAATTGTATCTATCGAAGATGGTATCTATTACATTAAGAAACACTTTGTAACAGTTAAAGCAAGCACAATTATATTATCTAAATATACAACAAATGTTTCATTCGATATAGGTTTACTTGTCACTGAATCCCTTGTCAGTTCAGGTACAGATGCATCATTAAATGATAATGCTACAGGTACACCTAATGAGTCAGCTCCAGGTGCACATCGTTATTCTATTACAGCGGTATTATCTTCGCAAGCAGTTAATGCAACAAGTGGTAACTTTGTTCTTATCGCACGATTAGAAGACGGTTACATTACAAAGAATGCAGCGACTGCAGACTATAATCACCTTGCAGATGAATTAGCACGTAGAACATTTGATGAATCAGGTAACTACTATGTTAATCCATTTAAAGCTCTTGTAAAAGATTATACTAAAATTACAACTGCAGGATCTTTTATAACAGGCACTGAATATAAGATTTCAACAGTAGGCACTACTAACTTTACATTAATTGGTGCATCAGCTAATACTGTAGGACTTGTATTTACAGCTACAGGCGCTGGTTCTGGTACAGGAACTGCAGTCGATCAAACTAAATTAACTCTTGGTGTTGAACCATCAAAAGCTTATGTAAGAGGTTATGAGATAGAGACACTAAATACTACTAATGTAGATATTGATAAAGCAAGAACATCAGAATTAGCTACAGATAAAGTTACAGAGATTACTCATAATAACTTTATTGAAGTCACTGCCTTAGTTGGTACACCTGATATTACTACATTCGGTAGATTATCAATAACAAATGGTTCTACACAAATTGCTACAGCAAGACCTCGTTCAATAGAACGCGTTTCAATTGCTTCAGGTAATGGTGGAAACTCTACTGATAGATTTAGAATTCATATATTTGACTTTGTTCAAGTTCATGCATCATTAACTATGACTAATGCTACACACTTAATTGCATTTGATGAAGATGGTTCTGGTGAAGTAGCTGAAGATTTTGCAGCAATAATTGCAACAAGTGGTACTAAGCATAATATAGGACCGGATAGTTTAATATATAAGTTACCATACGACAGAATTAAAACTTGTAATAGTGTAACTGATGGTGGTACTCCTGACTTTAACTATCGCTTTGAAACAAATCGTATTATTGCTGCGGGTGGTGCTGTATCGGGTGGTTCAGCAACATTTACAACAACTGTTACAGGTGAAGTATTTGGTACAAAAGCTAATAACACAAATTGGATTCTTATTAATGATACTGATGATACCGCTGGCGGTATAGCAGTTGATGTATCAAATATTACTTTAAATTCTGGAAGCACTACAGCAACGATAACTGTTGGAACAACACATAATGGTGATACTGTTAGATTGATTGCACCATTTATAAGAACAGGAACACACAAGAGTAAAACACTAAGTTCAAATACTGCTGTAGCATTTAATGCTAGCACAGACTTTACTGGTGCTGGTCAAGCACTTGGACATGCGGATGTACATGAATTAGTATCAGTTGTTGAGACTTCTGGTTCTGCTAATGTTACTGAACATTTTGAATTAGATAACGGGCAACGAGATGACTTTTATGATCTTGGTCGTGTTAAATTAAAAACTACATCAAACTATGCAGCTACTAAAGCACTTACCGCTACATATAAATATTTTATACATGGTGCTACTGGCGACTTTTTTACAGTTGATTCATACACAGGTATTATTGATTATGAAGATATTCCCAAACAAAGCGGAATAGAATTAAGAAGTGCTGTTGACTTTAGACCACGCATAAGTAATGCTGGCGCAAACTTTGATACTACAGGTGGTAATTTGTCTGTCGCACCTACAAGGTTTACTCAATTCGAAACTGATATTCAATTTTATTTACCAAGAATAGATAAAGTATATTTAAATTCTAAAGGGGTATTTGGTGTTGCAGCAGGTGTTCCGGCACGTTACGCTGAAGAGCCAGATGTTCCAAATGATTCAATGCATTTATATACGCTTAATGTTCCTGCGTATACATTAACTGCAGATGAAGTAACTATTAAATTTATGGATCATAGACGTTATACTATGCGTGACATTGGTCGTATCGATAAACGTATTGGCCAAATAGAATATTATTCAGTTCTTTCATTCCTAGAATCAGAAGCACAGAATAAACAAATTTTAGACGGAGCACTTAATCCAAGATGGAAGTCTGGTTATTTAGTAGATGCATTTGCAAATACACGTGTATCTAACTCACTATCTCCTGAATATAGAGCTTCAGTTGATATGTTAAGCCGTGAGTTACGACCTGGATTTGCACAAGGTAATGCTGCATTGGCACATACTGTTTTAGATGCAGCTTTAAATACTGTTAAAACAGGTGACTTAGTTACATTGCCATATACTCATTCTGCAATAATAACACAAGGACAATATTCTGGTAGTATTAATGTTAATCCTTATGATGTATTTAACTGGACTGGTTCTATTAAACTAACTCCTTCTACTGATGAGTGGAGAGATGTTGATAGAAGACCAGAGGTTGTAATTAATAATGACGCTGAGTTTGATGCGATGATGAACAACCTAGAGCCTCAGGTAGGTACTGTATGGGGTGAATGGTCAACTAACTGGACTGGAAGACGTTGGGTAGGACAGGGTCGTAATGAGACTTTAATTGATACAGGTACTTCTACAAGAACAGGTGTTACACAATCTATTGAAGTGCAAACATCAAGGTTTAGTGTTGGTGATCGTATAGTAGAGGTTAACTTTGTTCCATTCATGAGAACTAGATTAGTTGAATTTGAAGCAACTCGTCTAAAGCCTGGAATGACAGTATATGCATTCTTTGATGGTGTATCTGTTGCAAGCTATGTTAAAGAGGGGTCGTATTCATATGAGCCTCTTGTAGGTATCAACTCAGTTACTGCTCACCCTGGTGGTGCAGGGCCATTAACAACTGATGCAAACGGTGCAGTGTCTGGTACATTCCTTATACCAAATAACTCTGCACTTAACTTTAAGACGGGTGAAAAAGAATTTAAACTAACACAATCATCTACTAACGATGATGAGTTAACTGAAACATCAGCTACAGCAATGTATAATGCTACTGGATTAATTGAAACAAGAGAAAATGTAATTGTTTCAACAAGAACTCCAGTTCTACAAAGAAGAGAGGCAA